GGACATTTTGACTCTTTGAGGATTTTGAGGAACCATATAATGGGGTAGCATTGCCCCTTAAAGTGGTGACTGGACGTTTATCGTTTGGTTCGAAGTGATAAACCCTTCGTTGTTCCAAGCTTTGGCTTGGATGTTGCTTATTGACACTGGCCAAGCACATGCCAGCATAATTGAGTGAACTTTCATGAATCTGAAACCTTTGCATCCCCACTGCTAGAGTCTCGCTTCGGCATTCCAGTCTAGGTGGACTAGATGAGACAGCAACGGTTGCTTACCGAGTAGGATTTGTGATAGGCTTTGACCGTAAGATTTATTGGTTATGCTGGAATTTTGTGTTTGGTAGCTGGACCACGTAGGTCGCTTAGGTTGTTCCATTTCGAGACTTTACTCGATTTCGATTTATGGACACCGATGTTTGACGTGGATTGCCCAGCAAATAAGCGGTATTTACTGCTTTAGAGTACGCACTCTTTGCAGTCCTGCACCTTGGCTGAGGTGTTGGACTTATTTTCAGCCGCTACTAACCAAAAACAAAGAAAAAGGACAGCTCGTCCTAAGAAACGAGCCGTGCGACTTCCAAGGTCGCAACCATTACGACGGAATCAAATTTCAGCTATTCCTTCAGCTGCATTTCCGTCGTACACCAGTATGCCACGGTATACATATACTCCGCGAGGTGTCATCGTTACACACCGAGAGCTTGTGGGGACAGTGCTTGCAAGCATTGATTTCAAGGTGCTTGCATACACTATTAATCCTGGACTCAAAGGATTATTCCCCTGGTTGTCAACGATGGCTAATAGTTTTGAGAGGTACAGGTTCTCAAAACTTGACTTTGAATATGTTCCACGAAGAGGTTACAATACTAGTGGTAGTGTTTACTACGGTATTGATTATGATGTAAAAGAAAACTTACCAGCAAATGAGCAGCAGTTGTGCGCATTTGAGGGTACAGTAGAAGCTCCTCCTTATCGTCCGTTCATGTTGAAGTCACGCCCAGCCTCGCTTGCTACTGGTGGTACTAAGAAGTTTACCCGTGGTAGCGATATCGTTTCCGGGGATGCATCCTTGTATGATGCTGGAAATTTTCTTGTGGGAACACAAGATTTCTCTTCAGATGAGGACATCGCTGGGAAGGTATGGGTAACTTATGTGGTCCATTTTGAGACACCACAAATTCCGTCTACTGGGCAACCAGTAATTCAGCCTGGCCAACAGACCATTTATTTTCAAAATGATTTTAATGGTGCAGTGGGCGTAAATGGTGGGATTATTGAACCCCTAACCGGTGCTAAAATTGGTCTTAATCAACTTCAATTGGATCCCGTTGGAAGCAATGGGACAATTGTTGTGAAACAACCAGGTTGCTACCGTTTAGAGGGCTCTGCCCAGGTGTCCGCACCTCCTCTCCCTAATGATGGGACACTTGTTGATACCACAGTTACTTGCTATCCTCCCGATGGCAAGGTAATGGTGGAAGAACTCTCATCTATAGAATTCACCCATGACGCTGCTACAGGGCAGGTCAGTTGGTCGAGGATTCTGGAGATCACTGATGCGTTGACTGAACTCACGACGAAGATGGTGACCTCTGGGTATGATTTCGCCGTATCCCCTGCAGGATCTATACTTATGGATATGGCTTTAACGTACCTGGGACCACTTCCTTAGGACTTTATAGATAAAAGTGCCAGATTAAGTTGTTGTCTCTGGCTATTTATCTGTGACAAATGGATCCTTGAGAAACGGGGTCTTTGTCCCCCGGGTCTCAGGCCCACTTGTCATTGGGGTGATCTTGCCGCCCCTAAAACATTGCCCAACAATAGGAGTATAGTGCTTTCTCCTTGGTCTCGGACCAAAACTCCAGTACTAACTATCGATACCTGGACACAGGTCCTTACTGATACTAGTTCATGACTCGATCAGTGAGGGCTAGCTTAATTGCCATTTGTGGCCCAGCCTAGCATGGTAACAGTACGCCATGTGTGGAGTCAGCGAAATCTGACGAGCCCACTCCAGTTTCGTCAACTGAGAGTGGTGTAAAAACTGTCCCTTAAAATGACCGACCCTGTTTTACTATTAAAGCAAAAGATCCCGTGTCCAGCAAGCGGTATAGCTGATGATAATAGTTTAGATGCGAAACAGAGGAAACAGAGGAAATGGAGGCCCGTAACCAATTCCACTGTTTCTCAAACTCCTTCCCCCCCTCCCTGTCTCCCAAAGGTTAGGTCGTTACCTTTGGTGAACCCCATATCCGATATTGACGAGAAAATCGGACGTAGTAAGCCAGTTAAGAAGATTAAGTCTATGGGCAAGCTGGCAAATGGACAACAGGCACCGAAGAGAATTGCGGGTGCCGAGAAAAAGGCGCGAAGAGCACTTGAAGGGGTTCCAGTGCAAGTAGCGCTTGCAGGGTTGCCAGAAGAGGTTGGCGCCCTGCCACCTGCCCTCCCTGAGATCGAGGATGTTGCAGAACAGAAAGCGGCCGAGAAAAAGGCTGCGGATGAAAGAGCGATCGCTGAGTTGCGTAAGCGATTGACCTTTTTGGCACATCAAGCTTTCTTGAATAAGGATATTGGGGATCCTAGAAACTTGAAAGTTATTCGATCCATACTAACACAACATGCGAGATCCCATCGGTTCGATGTGTTAGTGGAGGATGCGTCTCAGGAGATTGAGACGATTTTTAGAACCGAGCTGCGAAAGGCTATGGACGTTAGAAGAGATACTGCGTTGTATGTCACAAGGATTGACAAACCGGATTATCTCAAAATGCTGGTTAAAGGTTTCATGTTACGCCCCGAGGATGTTTGTATCCGAGGAAGCGTATGGCAGAGGATCAAAACTCTGGAAAGCATGGAACCGTTTTCACGTCCGGCCTATCATTGGTCTATTTGGATCTCCTTCTTACTGAGAGTATTTGGCGATGTAGTCATTGAGGAACTGTCAAAACGGTTTTTCAAGATAGCATTGTCATATATCTTGAAGTTAATCTTTGCAAAGGCACCCAGATTTTATAAACTAATTCTCCCATTGTGTGGTCAAATCCCTTTTGGAAGAATTTGTTCGGTGATTTCTGGGATGGTGTATGGTTTGTATGAAGCTAGGGTGTTGAAGAAAAGCCCTATTCATAGGATGGCCATACATGCATACTTGGCTGCAATACGATTTAGAAAAGCCACGATGCTCCATATGTTGTATAACTGTGGTGCATATGCTGTGCAAGGTAATGCAGAAAGCATGTTGGACGTAGTCAGGCTTAGCAATAAGTGGGGCTATGTTCTTGAAAACATGTGTTTACAAGATGCGCTAGTAAAGAAAGTGGAGGTCCAAAAAGATTTCAAGTGGATATGGGGCGAAAGACGATGTAAGCCAAATTTTGGTTCAAGAATGCTATTCGGCGTGAAGGGCATTTTTGCAACCGTCTTTCGAGGATGCACTTGCAATGAAAAAGTATCTACTGAGGGGAGAGTTGGGAAGCAGCTCCCTATGCATAGATCAGGGGATACTTTCGCAGCTGTTAAAGGTAAGTGGAATAGTTTAATAAAACAACATATCCACTTCTTTAGACAGCAAATCCCAAAGATAGAGGTTCCCATGCCTTTTGATGAATGGTGTAAGACTTTTCCTCCTGGTAAACGTGAGATGTTTCTTAATCTTAAGAATAACACTTACGAACTACCTAAGAAGAAGATGGCTTCAGCATTCATCAAGGTAGAACTAGCTCTGCGTGAAGAGAGCAAGTTACCATCATCTGTGGTTAAAGACCCGAGATGGATACAGGGATGCCCTAT